TCAATGTATTGCGGATGCGCGCGACTGGACCGGGCATCCTGCCGGTGTCGGGTGACCGCACCGGACCAAGCTCCGCATCCGCTATTTGTTTCTGAGTGGTCATTGACCCCGATGTGACGCGGCCTCGGGTCTCCGAGAACGCCCGCTCGGCGCGTAGCGTCTGCATGATCTTTTCCGCCTCCTCATCGCCAAACAAGATGCGCAGCTTGCGGTCATTGAAGCCAGTGGTCAGTTCGCCCCAAGCCGCCGCAGGCGCGTTGCGTGACGTTCCCATCAGGGCGGCGACGTATTCCCGCGCCCCGGTCTTGAATGCCTCTTTCTGGGGTTCGCTCAGCGCGCTGAATGACTGGCGTAGTTCATCGGGTGAAACCGTGGACCGACCCGGAGAGAGCACCGCCCGGCCAGCATCAATCTGGCGCTCCATTTCTCTGACATTGGCGTAGCCTGTGCGTGTCGCTGCATAATTCGGCACCTTATCAAGCTCATCGTCAACTTGGTCCAAAACTGGTTTCAACGCCGCTATCACGCCGCCTCGACGTTGTGTCTTTGCCGCCTCAATCGTGTCGTTGATCTGCGTGCGAATGTTGTGCAGTTTGGCCGCCGAGATTTCACCGCCATCAGCCGTCAGTTGCCGCTTGTAAAGGTTCAGCCGAGCCGCGTTGCCACCGATGGCGTCCTCCAAAAGAGCGTCAATGGTCTGCAGGGTGTCGCTCACATCCAGCTTGCCCTGATAAGTTTTTGCCGCCTCATACTCTGGTCCCAAGACGCCAGTGCGCTCTTGCTCCAGATCCATGCGCTGGCGGAATGCCGCGCCGGGTTCACCTGCAACCTCCGTGACCGCGCGATCAATGCGGCCCTCAGCCGCCTGCCCGCGCCCTTGAAGCGCGCGGGATACGACCGTGCCACCCTCGCCCTGCTGCGCAGCCAGACCCATGGCCTGAGAATGCGGGCCGCCCGGCACGTCGGCCAGCATAGCCTCCGGCCCAAGGCCGCGCAGGTACTCCTGAATATCCTCTCCAGTCGCTGCGGTTCTGCCGACGCCTCGCGCAGCCACCTGTGACGCTCTCGCGCCCGCGCCGGGGATGCTCCGCCCCAGCCCCTCAGCCAATCGCGTGACGCCGCCCGCAGCCCGACCAGCAAGCGGGAGCACGCCACCAAGCCCGCCGCCAATGGCTGTCTGAACGGGGGGCACCTGTGACAGGCGCTGCTGGAACCCGCCCTCAGCCTCAAGGAAGCTGGGGGCTGCCGTCGTTGCCGCGCCAACACCTGCGCCGGTCAATACAGATGCCAGTGGACCCATGCCACCAACGCCGGGCACCGCCATACCCGCCGCACCAATTCCGATCTGACCCGCAGACTTGCCGCTGGCATACGCCTCGGGGTCAAACATCTCGGCCTCAAGGTTCATGCGACGCTGCTCTTCAAGTGTCTGCTCGTAATCCTGACCGCCAAGCACGCCCAAGGCCGCCCGCATCTCGTCACCGCCACCCAGCGTGAGGCCCTGCGCGAGGCCGCGATACGACGCTCCGTACTCGCCAAGGGTCTGCTCGGGCATGGCTGCCCGTGCGCGCTCAAGGTCGGCAGTCTCTGCCGGTGTCCTGTCAGGCAGCGCCTCCATCCGCTGGATGAAATCATAGAGCTGCAGCGCCTGCTGCCGTGTGAGGTTGTCAGCCATTATTGGCCCCCTAAAATATCATCTAGCTCTTGCGTGCTGGGTCTGGCTTGGCTTGCAAAGCCTTGTGGCGTTGGCAGCACATAACCAGTTCCGCGCCCCAGTGAGGCATTGATTGCTTCTGTGTACGCCTTGCGCAAATTGTTTTTGAAGGCGACGGTTTCAGGTGTATCGCCGGGGCGAGCAAAGTAAGAATTTCTTATTGCTTCTTTTTCTGACGGGCTTGCCGCTTGCCCAGTTGCAAGACGAAGCGCGCCTTCAGACCAAACCTCAGCCGCCGCATTGTAAATTTGCCCGTCGCTGCTGGTAAAGAAATTACCGGCGATAGGTGTGGATCGAGCCACAGCGTCACTAATGTTTGCCGGATCCCATCTTTTTTCGATAGATTCAAGGACCGGAGATGTTTGTGCCTGCATGGTGCTAAAGAGCACAGTTTTTGCTTTCGACTCCGACAACTCTGGCATTCTTGGCACAGTACCTTCCGGCGCGGCAATAGGCACCCATTCCCCAGCTTGAGTGTCCCATTGCACGGCGACTTCACCACCATCAGGAGTCGCTATGGTTGTCGTCTTTGGCGCGTCTGTTGATTGAGGCGCGTACAATTCAGTCACAGTGCCGTCAGGCATGACGCGCACCAGCTTCCCGTCGACCTCTCTAATTTCTCCGCCAGCCGCCGCTGCACCCTGCTGCTGCGCAGCCTGATACGCTTGCAGCACGGCTGCGGGCTGACCACCCACGCGGATCATCTCGACATATGGGGCCGATCCGGGCTGCTGTGACAGCCACTCAATTGTGCGGTTGACCTGCGCCTGCTGCTGGCGCTGCTGACGCCGACCCCCGATACGCTGGGCCAAATCAGGATCCGGGTCCATGCGCATCGAATTGAACCCCAAGGCCAAGTCGCCCATGAAGTTGCTAAACGTGGGCCGCTGGTAAAACGGCATGGCCGTCTCACCCTGCGCTGCTGGGTCCATTTTCTGCACGCCGAACATCTCAAGGATGCCGCGCGGCTGCTGTTGCGGTGCCTGCATTGGTTGCGCCATGGGCTGTCTCCTTCGTGCCCCAGTGTTTGGGGCTGGCGTGCCGAGTATCCGGGAGACGTAGTTCTGCGTCTCTTGGAATGGCGGGATGCCGCCGTATTTGCGCACGTTGCCGGGGCCAGCGTTGTACGCCGCCAAGGCAAGCTGCGGATCTTGGAATGTGTCCATCTGCTGGCGCAGGTAGCGCGCGCCGCCGGTCAGGTTCTGGATGGGGTCGGACGGGTCAACGCCCAAGTCGCGCGCGGTGCCGGGCATAAGCTGGGCCAGCCCCATTGCGCCCTTTGGGCTGACCGCAGTCGGCTTGAATGCGCTCTCCTGCTGCACAAGGCGCAGGAACAGGTCGGGATCGACGCCCTCCTGCTCCGCAATCCTTACAGCCTCTGCGCGGTAGTCCATCTAGCCACCCAATTCCATTGCGAGGCCAACGTAATTGACCCGCAGGTATCCGTCGTCGCCGCGCGTGACCAAGTGAGGGTGCGTCTCCTGCAGCTCGTCGGCAATGACGCCGAACTCTGGCTGGTCTTTATGCGCGACTTTCTTGCCCTCGTCGTTCCAGTCCCAAGAGTAGAATTGGACGCCGCCGACTTTTTCGATGGGCGTAATGTTTTCTTTCAGGCGAATGTCTGACAGGGCCATGGCTTTACCTATACCCTCTGCGGAAGTGGCAGCCAGCGTCAGATAATCAAACAGGCCCCTCTTTTTTGTCTCTGTCGTCGTGCCGTAGCCGCCGGGGATAGCGCCCGCACCGCCCTGCAACGCTGACAGCCTCTGATACGGATCCTGCTGCTCACGCATGAACTCGTTGCGCAGGGCGTCGATCTCAGCGGCGCTCAGCGCCGTCTCCATGCCACCAATGCCCGTCAGGCCAGCCGCCGCCGCGCCCTGCTGCGCCTGCTGCTGCTGCATCAACCCCATCGCGCGGGCCTGCGCCTCGCTGTACCCCTGCCGCATCATGTCAGCGATAAGCTGGTTCTGCGAGGCAAGGTTACCTGCAGCAAACTCACCGCGCGCAACCTCACCACGGGAACCAAACGCGCCTGACCCGGCAAGCTGACCCTCTAGTCCCGTCAGCGCCTGCTGCTGCTGTCGGCCCATCTGAGCCAGCGACGCGTCAATGACGTCCTGCTGATAGGGATTGTAGAGTGCCTGCGTGGTGTCCATGAGCTGCTGGGTCTGATCTTGCCCAGCCATGCTGCCATAAATGTCTGCGGCCTGCGTCGTGTACGCACTCATCCCCGGTGCCATTGGCCCGGTGTACGCTTGGAAGGGCATCTCGGAAACCTCAGTCGCAAACGGCAGCACAGTCTGCTGCAGGTAGTCCTGCTGGAACTGCGGCATAGTCTGCTCTGTGGTCTGCTTACCTTTTCCCATGATCACAACTCCAGTTCATAGGCAACGTGCTTGAGCTTAAACATATATTGTTTTGCCATTTTTGACCACCCTGCGCGTGCGTGCGTTTCAATTGCGTCGAAGCCTGCGGCCTTTGACACTCTAGCCAGTTCGTCCAGCGCAGGCTTTGACCATAAGTCCGCCCGCGCGCCGCCAATCATTTCGATCACCATCACGCGCTTTCGCGGATAGGTGTTCTCCGTCGTCAGCATCGCGGCCATCGGCTCGCCATCGACATAAATGCCCCACAGCAGCGACCGGCCAGTGCGCAGCCATTCTTCGACATCGTCCAGCCCGCACTGATCAGCCAGCCGCTTTTGCGCCAGCTCGATCATCGGGCCAAATGTCGGCCAATACTGATCCAGTTTGTCAGCAGGGACGTAAAAGACGCCGACGCCGCTCATCCGTACAGCCTCGTGATGCCCAGCGTGGTCGCAGGGGCGGCAGGCGAAAATGCCGTAACCGGTGTGGCCTCAAGGTATCCGGCTGTCCGATCCACCGCCCACATCGCTTCGAGATAGTCGCCCGCCTGCACGTCGAATGTCGTGGCGCGGCTGACGACCGTTGTCGCGTCGTTCTGGTGGAGCGCCGCCACAATCGTCGAATTGGGCGCGTCGACGCCATTGAGCCTTGGCCAGAAGTAGAACGTCACGGTGCTGCTTGATGTGCTGGTGATCTGCGCAGAAAAGCTGGCCATATAGTGACCCGCCTCTTCAAACACCAATCGGGATGCCGGTGTGCCATTCGTGATGCCGTCAGCCGTCGCTGGCGTGTACGTCAACGCGTATGGCGTGTTGATAACCGCCGCAGTCTGGTCCGCCGTGATCGACCCCTCATACTGACCGTCAGACAGGACGACCTGCCGAAACTCTCCGCCCTTTGAAACCACCGGGTATCCGTTAACGTCGTCCCACAGCAACACGCCATTGGTCGCCGCCGTCTCGCCCCCAGTCTTGAATGTCAGGCTGGGCAGGGACCGCGAAAGGTACGCGGACAGCTGCCGCGCCCAGACCTTCCAGTCAGGGCCGACCGGTGGGGGCAGGAGGCTGGTCATCGTCGGCCACCCTGCTTCACGTCAAAGCGAAATCGCCCGACCCTCCACGCGTCGTTCACAGCCGCCGTGACGCGCATCCTGACCTGCCTGCCTTGGAAGCGGACGCTGGTGGGGTTCGTCATCGTGTAGGGGCCGTGTGAGGTCTCCGCAGCCGTAGGATAGAGCCGGGTCTTGAACGTGGTGGTCACGTCGCCAAGGTTGGCCTCATCCGGGATCAGGTCTGTCACGACAGCGAGGTTATCACCGGACCCGATCTTGAATGGCCCCGTCTCGGCATAAACATTTCCGCCGCCGTAATTAAAGCCAGTCTCGTGGTCGTACACGGAGCCGTCCGCGTCCGCCCACAAGGGGGTGCGGAACACGCCACGATCAATGCCAGCCGTGCGGGACAAGTCGCCCATCAGCCAGTGGCCTTCCTTGTAATCATAGGCGACGTATCGATCGATCTCAGTGCTGCCCGCAGAACAGTAGAACCACCAGACCTCGCCATTCTGGCCATTCGATATGGCCCACGCCTTGCTGATCTGCGCCGTGTTGATGTCCAGAAACACCTTGTCCCAGACGTCGCACTTCAGTTCCTGCGCGCTGGATCCGTTGTATCCGAAGAAGCCATTTTGCCCCATCCAGAACACGCCTGCCGATGTGTCGATCACAGCCTTGCGCGCAACAAGTCCGCAGGAGGATCCGACGCGCTCAAACTGGTAGACGAATGGCGGGCCGACATATACCGCGCGGTGCGCGTCCTGATCGGTCAGGATCAGCGCCTGCCCCTGCGTCCGCACGCCAGCCATGATCTGGCCGGACGTCTGCAGCTGATTGTCGCCCGCTTGGTTGGTGCTGGCCGCCGCCCAAAGCGTGTTGTCTTCAAAGTCAGACCACGCGACCTTGCGTGGGTCGCCGCCCGCGCCAAGGGCAAACACAAATCGCTCCTCAGTCACCAGCACGCCGAGGTTGTCTGTCGGCGCATTCGCAATAACCGCAGCGGGCGTGCCGGTGCTTAATTGCCACTCATAGAGCTTGCCGTCCGTGGACGAGCACGCGACCAGATACTGGCCCCACGTGTCCATCGACCACGTCGTCGCCTCCGAATAGTTCCCGGTATCTGCGCGCGCTTGGCCGTAGAACCCTGCGCCGTACAGCCCTCCGCCATAGCCCGTGTTGACCGCCGCATCCTCAAGGCCAGCCGTAAATCCTGCTGGCGTGATGTCGTATGTCGTGCCGTTGGGGGTGCTGACGTGCAGCTTTTCAAACGTGCCCGCAGCGATCCACCGGGTCGCTGCATTGTCCTCCCACGCCAGCATGCCGCGCGGCGCTGCCGCATAGACGACAGAACCGAAGCGGTCAGCCCAGCCGCCGATGGGCCGCAGGGAGCCGTCACGCCACCGCACAAGGTTCCCCTCACGCCACCGGCCTTCGCTTTCGAGGTCGGTGCCGTGGTAGCGAAACCCCGGCGGGGGTGAGAGTTGAACAAGGGGCATGTCAGGACTTCCCACCCATTAGAACGGGCTTTCTGAGGCTTTAATCATGGGTGTGGCAGCAACATAAAGATCAGAGCCTCCAATTTCTACGTCACTTATTCTAGAAGTACCAATCCCTGACGAGGTTCTATGCATCCACTCAAATACATCCCCACTAGCTACAGCACTATCAAAAGACCTATCTGCTGCCCCGGATGCGGAGTTTATACTAAAGACAGAAGAAATGGTTACTCCGTTCTTTCGAAGGTACATACTGCTTGTAGAGCTACCAGACCCCCCACCTGTATAGGTACTTCTATGAGTGGCATAGAACCTAAGAGAGCCTGAGTAA